TTCATCAAGAAATGGATGAAAAAGGGCCCAGGTGACTCACCGACCCACGTGCTCATGGATGGCGGGCAGCTTCACGTGCCCGACAAGGACACGGATGAATTCTACCGGGCGTACTTGGCCGACTTGGCGTGCGGTACGAGGCTTTACGTCGTTGAACAAAAGACGGAAATTTTCAAATTTTTTGTTGATATCGACTTCAAAGCTGAGAGGGCCCTAGAAGATGACGACGCCATCGACCTGTGCCGGAGGGTCCACGCGGCCGTCGGTCAGGGCCGGTGCCTCGTGGCCCGTGCCCCACCACGCAAGATCAAGGACGAGATCAAGTCGGGCTTTCACCTTCACTGGCCCGACCTGTGCGTGACGCGCTCGGAGGCTCTGGCATTGCGAACGCGGATCCTTTTGGAACTTGGGGACGGGAGTGAATGGGCCCAAATCATAGACGCGAGCGTTTATGGAGGCTCGGGCCTGCGCTGCCTCTGGTCACACAAGAAACCCGAAGGCGCGCCGTACGTCCCGTGGATCGCCGTACCGGACGGGACCGCCCTGTCCTCTGTGCCCAACCTGGAGACCCTAAAGCGCTTCGCCGTACGCGTGGAGGGGCAGTCGGCCGTCACCCCTCAGAAGATCCGAAGGGTCGCATCGGCACCAGGGGCCATGGACGTCAGCGACTCGCGGCTCGAGGAGTTTATACGGACGAATCTCGAGGGTCAGGGGGCGGCCCACGTCAAGGGTATCCGGAAGACGCGCGGGAAGGGTCTGTGTGTCGAGACGGACTCCCGGTACTGCGAGAGGATCCGAGCCGAACACAAGTCGAACCACGTCTGGTTCTACCTACGGGGCTGCACGATTCAGCAAAAGTGCCTAAACGAGGAATGCCTCGAGTTTTCCGGACGTGAACATATTCTCCCTCCTTCTATTAGTAATGAAGGTCCTCGTGTGGCTAGTCCTACTCGTCACGGTCTTGTTGATCTTCTTCCCAAGACCTGGAGTGGGTCGTTTCAGGAATTTCGAGCTGGAGGCCCACCCGTATTCGGGTCTGGACCCCCGCGAATGGAAGTCCTTCCTGACTGAGATTCGGGCCTTTGACGCCGACCCCGAACGCGCCGCGCACCTCTACAGCGCCATAGAGCACCTGCGCAACCTCGGTCTTATGAATACCAATTATACGGAGGCCATAAATGAGATTTCTGATCGCCTCGGCTACGAGGGCGAAACGATCGCAAATCAGATTGCCACAACTAAAGGAATTCAGTTTAGACCAAAGTACTTAAACGATACGATCCCCTTGCAATCAGTAGATGACTACCGTACCGGAGCCCCCGTCGGTAGAGGCTTCCCAGACCCCCGATCTCACGGTCAGTGAGCCGCCGGCGCCGCGCACGCGTTCTGGCCGCGTTTCCAAGCCCCCGGTGCGTTACGAGCCCGTCGAGAAGGTCGAGGACGATTACGCAAGCGACGAGTACGACGAGGACGAGTCCGATGTGGAGTCGGGCGTCGAGTACAGCGACTCGGAGCTCGAGGACGAGGAGGCTGACTCTGAGATGGACGACTTTATTGTAGAAGATAAAAGCGAGAGTGACGAGGAGGATAATGGATCCGATGGAGAGAGCGCCAAGCCCCGGTCCCGAGGACGCCCACCAGCAAAACGCCCCACCGTGGCTCCAGTACGCAAGTCCGCCCCCGCAAAGAAGTAGCCGCTTTGATGAGCTTATTCAGAACCCCATTGCGGTCCTTGCGATTGGAATCGTCATCGGCGTCGTCATAGTGTCCATGCGGCCGATTGTCGTGCAGGCTGGCAAGGCGGCCTAGGCCGTGATGGCGTATAGGATCGCTTGACCGCTCGGCGAATCGTTACCCACAAAATCCCCCAGAGGTCCTGTTTTCTTTGCGTAAACATCCTCTTGAAGGAACCCGACCCACGCACCCTCGCGGCGCTGACTGTCTGTTTCCTTTAAGAATTCTGCATCATAGTAGGGCGGGCGAGCCTCGTTCGACTCCCATGTGGGGGTCTTTAACTTGGGGAGAACCTCATAGGCCTTTGCAAGGAGCCAAAGGACTATTAGGAGGGCGATGACGGTCAGGACCGCCATCTATTTATTTTAGGTCTACATTAATTTACTGAGGGACGACGTTACCATCCGCGTCGATGAACTCGATCGTGGGCTTGTTCTCGGCCTCGCGCTTCGCAATCTCCACCGAAACCTCCGCGTCAGCCATGCTCACCAGCTCCGCGATAGGCTTGTCCGGGAACTCCTTCTGCAGCCGCTCCAGCACCTCGGCCGGGTGGGGAATCGGCGGGACGTCCGGCTTGTTGTAAAACTTGCTGTTCTCGTCACCGGGCTCGATGAAGGGCGTGTCCGAACCCTCGATCGGCTTGGCCATCATGTCACGCTTGCGCTTCTCGAACATCGCCGCAGCCTGCGCCTGATTCTCGCGGTACTTGGTCATAATCTCCTCGAGCTTCTCGTTGGCGTAGTGCGCGTCGTCAATCTCGTCACGCTTCGGCGGGATCAGCAGCCACTTGTACATGTCGACCACGTAAATGTCGCACAGAGCATCCTCCTTCTGCAGGCGCTTGGCGTGCGTGGCCGCCTCGTCACGGGTAGGGAAGCACCCGCGAATCTTCATTCCGAGCTGATCATTCTTCTGGGGCAATTCCGGGCCGACAAACGAGAGGCACGCAAAAAGCTGTCCTGGGACCGTCAGGTAGTCCGGCTCGAGGGAACCCATATAGAGATACAGAGCTCGATCCTTTTAAGTCTAATGGAAGCCCTACGAAAGTTGCACAATGGTCAGAAGCGCCAACTTATCCAAAAGTGGGTCAGGCCGGGATCATCCGTACTCGACTGCGGGTGTGGCCGGGGTGGCGACTGGCACAAGTGGAAGGCGGTACGGGCCAACGTGTCAGCCATCGACCCCGACCTCGCCTCCCTCGCGGAGGCCGAGTCACGTGCTCGGGAGATGGGGTTCCCCGTGCGCTTCCTAGGACAGGGTGACATCCGCCAAGTCACGGGCACTTATGATGTGGTTTGTTACAACTTTTCTTTGCATTATATTTTTGAAAACCCGGAGACCTTCATCGAGTCGATTGAGGCCATGACCCGCGCCGTCAAGCCGGGCGGTCTGCTCATCGGTATCACACCCGAACTCGCACGGGCCGAGCTCCTCACAAACGGCGGCCAGTTCAAGGATCCCATGGGCAACACCCTTGAGATCAAGGACGGCAAGTTATTGGTAGGCCTCACGGACGGCCCCTTCTACGCCGACGGGCCCAAGAGCGAACCCTTGCTCGACGCGTTCGACCTGACACAGGCCCTCACCTGGAGCGGCTTCACGCGCCTCGTGTGGGAGCCAATGCTCCCGGTGCCCAACGGGCACGTGTCGGATCTGTACTCGAGCTTTGTGTTCAGGAAAAATTAGTCGCCTAATATCAGTATGGTGGACGCGTGGGTCGTGTGGGCCCTCGGCCTGGCCCTCATCATCGTGATCGTCGCGACCAATAGACCGCCTGACTTGCTGGTCGAGGTGCGTGACCGCTACGAGCGCCTCATGCAGACCCTCCACGACGACCCCAAGCTCGATCCGCGCTGGGAGCCCGTCAAGAAGCCCGTGATCCTGACGGGTATGTGCGGCTGGGACAAGTCAAAGGGGGCCATAGCCTACAACGTCAACAAGGGCTACGAGATCTATCTGTGTCTGGAGGGCGGTGAGACTTCCGACGAGACCCGTATCAACACGGCCATGCATGTACTAATTCACGAACTGTGTCACTCGACAGTTCGGGAATATGAACATTCCGATTCATTTTGGAAAAATTTTAAAGATTTTCGCAAGTACTGTGCCCAAAGGGGGCTCTACACCCCTGGGGATGTGGGACCCTTCTGCGGGGAGAACATCAAGGGGTGACCCTCGGGGTCGCAGACCCCCTCGTCAGGGGTTGGGCCGGGTCTACGCGAACCATTTGCTTCAGTTCAGAAATCTATGAGCCAGGAAAAAGACCAGAGCCGCCAGGGCCGCCGTCACCGCCATCGCGCTCACCGAGCCCTCGACCAGGTTGGGCATGAACTGCGCCACCTTCTCCTGGATGGGCTTGCTGGTCGCCACGACCGCCGCAAGGCCCGCGAGCAGCGCCATGTACTGCTCGGGCGTCAGACCGAACGGAATCTTGCGGTTGGTTGACTGCTGCGGCTGCTGCTGCTGAGTCTGCGGCGGGCCGGCGACCGGACCGAACGCCATGTCCTGCATCTGCATAGAAGGGCCGGGCGGCACCACGTCATCAAGAGCAGTCGAGAACTCCGCCATTTGATTTTGACCAATGTTTTTTTCACCGTTATTCAGCGGCTCCTCAAGAAGACCCGTAGGGATGGACGACGTGATGTCGGTCGAGCCACTCGCATCAAACGACTCCATTTACTTTGGCGGAAGTTTCTTTACCGTGATCGCTGACGCGCCTGGTTTGCGTGCCAGCCCAGGGAGCGCTGCGCCCAGGTGCTTGGGGTTGTAATTGCGCTGATGGAACTGCCAAAATGCAGCAGAACCGCATCGGAAGTTTTTTCTGAGGGCCGCCTTGTACCAGAACACACAGTTGGTCACGTCGTTACTCTTGGAGGTGTTGTCGAGGACTAGGCACTCGTAGTTCTCCGTACATGCGTCCATCACCTGACAAAACTGGTCAAAGGTTGGAAAAACTCCAAAAAAAGCTTTGTAAAGATTTTCACGATTCTGACGGACGTTATCACGCAGTACAAATACGTAGTCCACATTCGTCCGAATCATAGGGGTCATATCCATACAGTACTGGGTCGTCATCATGAAGAATATCTTCCAATGGCGCCCGTTCATAAAGAGCTGGCGGATCACCGTGTCACGCATGAAGCTCCTGTCGTACATGCAGTCGTCCATAAGGATGAATACGGGGGTCGCTTTGCCGGCCGCCACGTTCCGCTTTTGACGCTCTATAATCTTTTCAATCGCGTCACGGTTATAGTCGCCATAGACGAAGAGGTCGGGTATAAACTGCTTGTAGTGGCCGTTGCCCTCCTCCGTGCCTGACATGGCGATCCCTGACGGAATCCCGCGCTTGTGCCACAAGATGTCCGTCACGAGCGTCGACTTGCCCGTGCCACGCTTGCCGATGAATACGCAAACCTTGTCGTCGGCCATCTTGCTCGGATCGAACTTTTTCAGTTGAATATTCATTCCTGAGAGTACCCGTGAAATTCCGAGACGCGTGTGGGCGCGGGTCCCCCCGGGGAATTAATTGCTCCGCAATCAGTAGGAATGTCCGCAGGGGCTGTACAGCTCGCGGCCATCGGACAGCAAGATGCGTACCTCACGGGCATGCCGGCCATGTCGTACTTCTCGGCCGTCTACAGGCGACACACCCCATTCAGCCTGCAGGCGTTCAATATCCCTTTTCAGGGTCAGCAGATTCAATGGGGTGCTCAATCCGTCTGTAGAATCCCTTACAAAGGAGATCTCGTACGAGGAGCGACCCTGGCCGTCACCCTCCCGGCCCTCGCCCCAACCTCGACCGACTTTTCATGGCCCATATCCATCAACCTTCAGAGGCCCATTCCCTTTCTGTTTGTGAATGGAAATCTGTCAACACCCCTTCAGGTGAATATCGGTGTGCTCGACACGTACGCCATATCCACGGCCTTGGGGCCCACCGGCTGGCTCAGCACGTCTGCGCTGAACCCTTACGTCAGCTACAGCACAAACACTTCTAAATTCACCTTCAATTGTTCAAACGTGACCGTGAATGTCGCCGACGCCACAACCATAGGCGTCTTTTGGGGCCTGGACCCTCACAATTTCACGCGCCAACCCACCTCCAACACCCTTCAGTGGGACGTGAGCCCGGGGTCGCCCCACGGCTCCTCGGCCGATTTCACGTGGGCCCAGTCTGGCTGGGTCCCCACCTCCGTCGCCACGTCCCAAAATCTCACAGACTCGCTCGTCACAAACGTCGCGAGCGCCGTGACCCTCACCTCCGTCACACCCACCTCGCCCGGCTACTATGCCCAGTTTGTAAACCTGAGCCTCTGGCCCGCGCCCTTTGGCAACACCCCCATCATATCGTACACCCCCGGCGGGTGCTTCAAGTTCGGCGCTGTTGGCACGTACATCATCGCAGTGACGCTCAACGTTTCTGCGCCCGTCTCGCGCATAGGCGTGGGACACTGGGGACAGGACGGTCACCCGGCCGGCACGTGGGTCACGGGGACCCCCGGGCCCGGACAGTGGGCCTGGAACGACTACGTGTACTCGTGGCTCGTCATGGCCATGCCCTTGACGCCCCTCGCCATCCTACCCGTAAATGTTACCGATATTTCACAGTACTACTATCTAGACGTCGAGGCACCAGGCGCCGCCCCTCTGATCATAGGAGACGGCACCCTCGGCACCGAAATTCACGTGACGGACGTCAATCAGTACTGGAACCTGGGTTCGAACCAGACCCTCGTCAACAAGACGGTGAACCTGGGCGTCAATTGGACCCAGACGGGTTTCTTCCCTCAACTTGGGCCCGTCCCGGCCAGCAACACCTTCACCTTCCTTACGACCGGCATCTACAACATCCGCGGGACCCTATCGACCACGGGCGCGAACGTCTTTTCCGTGACGCTCAGTAACACCACCGTCGCGAACGTCATCACGTGGAACACGACCCAAACTCGCAGCCCGACCATCAACTTCACCCTGCCGGTCCACGTCACGAATACGACCGACCGGTACCGCATAAGCCTGACGACCGACTCGGCGGCGACGCTCGCGACCTCTGCCACGTGGTTTGTCGTGGAACAGATTGGCGTGCCGACCGGCACCACCACTCAGCCAAACAGTTTTAAAAAGAACGGACTGCTTTTTGTCGGTAACGTATTTTCACAGGTGGCCCAATCCACCACCCCTTTGACGACCCCAATCAGTTTTTCAAGAACCCTTTTTCCCCGAGGCACCTCGAGACACATCAGCGTCACCCCCGCGGGGAACATCCAGTTTTCGAATGTCGGCTCGTACAAGTTTCAGGCGTACTTCGAGACGGCCAACGCCTACGTGACCAACCTGGCGCTCTTTCAGTCCACGAGCGACACGCGCCCCGTCAACCCTAGTTACCAAGTTTCGAGCCCTCTGAGCATCGGCACCGTTGGGCCCTATACCATCGACGTGATTGCCCAATGCACCGACACTTCTAACGTCTTTTTCCTAG